TCCTTGGAGACGATCAAGCCTTGCGACTTAGCCCGTGGAAACTACTCCGGGACTATCAGGTCGAGATTAGAGGCCGAACCAATATGGCCTATACTCCAGTAGGTGTCACTGTACTAGACTACATGCAACTTTACAAGAAGTTCACGTACGTCACCCGTGAGTCGTACAAGCTCGATCATATTGCCGAAGTAGAACTCGGTGAGAAGAAGCTTGATTACTCTGAGTATGACAACCTGGATGATCTTCGCTTGAAGAACTTCCAGAAGTATATGGAGTACAACATCCATGACGTGGAACTCGTAGAGAAACTCGAGGACAAACTGAAGTTGATTGAGTTGGTCTATGCTATGGCCTACGATGCCAAGATCAACTATAGTGACTGTCTTGCATCCGTGAAGCAGTGGGATATCATCACGCACAACTATCTCATGGATCGTAACGTGGTAGTCAATCCGTTCGGCAAGACAAATGATGGTACACTGGTCGGTGGTTACGTCAAAGAACCTAAGACCGGTCTGAGTAAGTGGGTTGTGTCGTTCGATCTTAACTCCCTTTACCCTCACCTTATCATGCAGTACAACATCTCCCCCGAGACCTTTGTTACTCGCCTGAATGATAAGGTGACGATCGACGACCTACTTGTTGGCGGTGCAGAGAAGTTCGGTGAATATCTTGATAAGACGAACTGTGCTCTCGCCGCCAATCTTTGTATATATTCAAAAGAAAAGCGTGGATTCCTCCCGTCTCTGATGGATCGTATGTACAACGATCGTACCAAATACAAGCAGGAGATGATCGGCGTCAAGAAGGAATACGAGAAGACCAAGGACAAGAAGCTCCTCAAGGAGATCGCTCGTCTTGACAACATGCAGATGGCCAAGAAGATCCAATTGAACTCGGCTTACGGTGCACTTGGCAACAAGTACTTCCGTTGGTTCGACATCAATCATGCTGAGGCCATCACCATGTCTGGTCAGCTATCCATTCGTTGGATCGAGAAGAAGATGAATGAGTATCTCAACCGTCTCTTCAAGACCGAGAACATGGACTATGTGATCGCATCTGACACCGACTCTATCTACATCACCCTCGAGTATTTGGTGCACTCTGTGTATCCCAATGGCGCTGACGACCTTGAGATCGTCAAGTTCATCGACAGCGCCTGCAAGCAGAAGATCGAACCATTCATCGACCGTGCCTACCAAGAACTGGCTGACAATATGCATGCCTATGCACAGAAGATGCAGATGAAGCGTGAGAACATCGCCAATAAGGGTATCTGGAAGGCAAAGAAGATGTACATCCTCAATGTCTGGAACTCTGAAGGTGTGCAGTATGACAAGCCGAAACTCAAGATGATGGGTATCGAGGCAGTTCGTTCATCGACTCCTCCTTCGTGCCGCAATGGCATTAAGAAGTCGCTCGAGATCATTATGAACGAGGATGAACAAGTACTGCACAAGTACGTTGCTGACTTCCGCAACCTGTTCAATACTCTTCCTTTCGATGAGATCGCCTTCACTAGTTCGGTCAAGGACATCGAGAAGTACTATGTGTGTGGTCAGTTCCAGTCTGGTTGTCCTATCCATGTTCGTGGCGCCGTGGTCTACAATAAAATTGTCAAAGATCTCAAACTCCTGAATAAATATGAAACCATCGGCTCAGGTGAAAAGATTAAGTTCGCTTATCTTAAGAAGCCGAATCCTACAAAGGAACATGTTATCTCTTGTCCATCGACTCTTCCAAATGAATTCGGTCTGGCACCGTTCATTGATAGAGACCTTCAATTTGACAAGGCATACATCAAACCCATCGAATCTATCATTAACACTATTGGCTGGCACGTGGAGAAGCGTGCAACATTGGAGGACTTTTTTGGATGAGTGATATCACGGAACTAGATGACTTTGACTTCGGCTTTACGACCGTCAGTGAAGATGTTTTTGCGCAGGCAGAACAGGCTACACAGGAAGGCCAGCTCAAAGCTGAACAGATGTACAAGATGATATTGCCTCTCTTGAATAATCTGGCCAAGGATGCTGATAAGAATGCATATATTCACTGGCCGAATCGTGCTGGTAAGATTGAAGAGTTTAAGAAGAAATTATTATCTATTCTAAATTCTTGATGTACAATATTTAAATATCGTGCTATACTAAGAATACAAGGAGGACACATATGTCGGATCTACTAAACAAACTTCGTAAGAATACAACTATCAAGGACTCAGATATCCTAGCATACTCTAAGTTCTTCAATGCCAAGGACATGGTTGCTACTACAGTTCCAGCTATCAACATTGCCCTTAGCGGTAAGATCAATGGCGGTTTCGTACCGGGTCTGACCATCTGGGCAGGTCCATCGAAGCACTTCAAGACCTCGTTCAGCCTCCTCATGGCCAAGGCATACATGGACAAGTATCCAGACTCTGTCATGCTGTTCTATGACTCAGAGTTCGGTACTCCGCAGGCATACTTCGACGCGTTCGGTATCGACACCTCTCGTGTCCTGCATACACCGATCACCGACGTCGAGCAACTGAAGTTTGACATCATGCATCAGTTCGAGGAGATCAAGCGTGGTGACCGTGTCATCGTAGTGATCGACTCGGTAGGTAACCTCGCCTCAAAGAAGGAAGTCGAGGATGCACTGAAGCAGAACTCGGCAGCAGATATGACCCGTGCAAAGCAGCTCAAGAGTCTGTTTCGTATGGTCACACCCCACCTCAACCTCAAGGACATTCCTCTGATCGTGGTTAACCACACCTATCAAACTCAGGAAATGTATTCGAAGGCTGTCGTGTCGGGTGGTACCGGCATCTATTACTCAGCTGACAACATCTTCATCATCGGCCGTCAGCAAGAGAAGGACGGCAAGGATGTGACTGGTTATAACTTCATCATCAACGTCGAGAAGAGCCGGTTCGTCAAGGAAAAGAGCAAGATCCCTATTGAAGTGTCGTGGGATCGAGGTATCAGTAAGTGGTCTGGTCTAATGGATATGGCTCTCGAGTCTGGTCACGTGATCAAGCCAAAGGTCGGTTGGTTTCAGAAGGTTGATATGGAAACCGGTGAGATCGATGATAGGAACTATCGTATGGCTGATACATATAACTTCGGCTTCTGGCATCCTATCCTACAGTGTCCTAAGTTCAATGAGTTCATTGAAAAGAAGTATGCTGCAGCCAACGGTGCCATCATGCAGAGTGAAGACGTTATTGAAGATCTAGACTTGGATGAGGACGATTGATGCCTAAGTTTCGTAAGAAGCCGGTAGTGATCGAGGCAGTCCAGTTTAACCCAGAAGCCAAGCATTGGTATGACATTGAATTTCCTGAAGGAGTCAGACACACCAACTACGCTGAAGTAAGTGATCTTTGTGGAGGCACATCGGGCTGCTCTAAAACACCGGAGATGTGGACTTGGTCGGTGTGTGGTGTAGTTGATACACTGGAAGGTAAACATCTTGCGCTTCCCGGTGACTGGATCATCAAGGGAGTTAAAGGCGAGTTCTATCCATGCAAGCCAGATATTTTTGAATTGACATACGAAGAGGTAATCTAGTGAGAATTGAAAACATTATCTTTGGAAATCTTGTTAACAATGAGGAGTATGCCCGTAAAGTAATTCCGTTTCTAAAATCTGAATATTTCACTGATAATGTTGATCGTACCATCTTTGAACTTATCGAAGCGTATGTCGGTAAGTATAGTTCGTTTCCATCCAAGGAAGCACTGAGCATCGATCTTGGTAGTATTGGTGGTTTGTCTGACGACCAATTCAAGAGCGCTGAGAGTACTATCTTGGAACTTACCAAGAGCGATGATCGTGACGTCACCTGGTTGATCGACTCTACCGAGAAGTTCTGTAAGGACAAGGCTCTTTACAATGCTCTCATGAAGTCGATCCAACTGGTTGACGACACGAAGAAGGATAGTATCTCTGTTGGTTCTATCCCTCAGATCTTGACCGATGCGCTGGCCGTATCATTCGATCAGAGTATCGGTCATGACTTCCTCGATGACTCAGATTCTCGTTATGATTTCTACCACCGCACAGAGGTGAAGATCCCATTCGATCTTGACTTCTTCAACAAGATTACCAAGGGTGGATTACCTCGTAAGACACTCAACATTGCCCTTGCCGGCACAGGTGTGGGTAAGTCATTGTTCATGTGTCACTGTGCTGCCGGCAATCTCATGGCAGGTCTCAACGTCCTGTACATCACCATGGAAATGGCTGAAGAGAAGATTGCAGAACGTATCGATACTAATCTACTCGGTATGTCGACAGACGATCTTCGTGAACTTCCTAAGACGACATATGATACACTCATGGGCCGTGTCAAGAAGAGGGCCAAGGGCAAGTTGATCATCAAGGAATACCCGACTGCATGTGCAGGTTCGGCCAACTTCCGCCACCTGATCAATGAGCTCAAGATCAAGAAGAACTTCACTCCTGACATCATCTATATCGACTACCTGAACATCTGTATGTCTTCGCGTATCAAGGCAGGTTCTAATGTCAACTCATATACGATGATCAAGGCTATTGCTGAAGAACTTCGTGGTCTGGCTGTCGAGTGTAACGTTCCTATCGTATCGGCTACTCAGACTACCCGTACAGGTTATTCGTCATCCGACGTCGGCCTTGAGGATACATCAGAGTCATTTGGTCTACCGGCTACAGCTGACTTTATGTTTGCTCTAATCTCATCTGAGGAACTTCAACAGTTAGGTCAGATCATGGTCAAACAGCTGAAGAACCGATACGGCGATCCGGCTACTCATAAGCGGTTCGTCATCGGTGTCGACTATACTAAGATGAAGTTGTACAACACCGAGGAATCTGCTCAGGAAGATCTTGTTGATGATACACCAATCTTTGATAAGTCCAGCGCAGGTGAACGTTATGAGAACGACTACAAACCAGCAACCAAGTTTGACAAAATGAAATTTGCAGGGTTCAAGTAGAATATACACTATGGAGAAAAATGATGTCAAGAGTAAAAATTGAAATCACCGGGCCTGGTGGTGTCATCAATTATGAGTATCTTACTGTATTGAATGCTCTTCGTACTGCTGGTATCAATGTCATTGAAAGCAATGATCACCAGGAAATTGCTCCAGAAGAGTTTCTTGATATGATTAGGCAACGTATCGATGATGGTATTGTTAAAAAGGAAGTTAGCCTTTACGCAAATCATCTACCGTGGGGCGGTTGATATGGATTGGGATAAGGTATCTGTCAAGCCTGAACCACAGTGGTCTGTCATAAAACAACCGGTCTACAAGTGGAGATGTCAGCTTCATCCTGGTACTTATTGGACGGTGGAGGACCACCGTGTTCCTAATTGGTTTCATCGTAAGATGCAAGAATTTTGTTTCGGTATTAAATGGGAGAAGATTGATGGTTAACTACAAGATCGTGAACGAAACTAAAATGAGTGTTGATGTGGACTCTGCTCCAGGTGGACACGATGTCGGTTATATTGAGATCTCAGGGGACATTCTTGAGGTGAACACAGATCAGATCGTTATGAAAAGTCTACCACAGCGAAAGGCCAAGGAGATGGTACGACACCTAAACTTTGGCGGCGGTTTTGATGGATTTACTCCTGCATTTTTTTTGAATTATATTGATAAAAATGCGTTTGCATCCGAATAACTTGTATAAATAACAGTACACTATGTGGTGCGTGGATATGCAGTTTAACTGTGTAAGCGGCAAGTGTCTTTAATTAGACGACTGGAATAGACGGGATAACAGGTGGGGTTCCTCCTGTCACACGCATTTGGGGACGGCTTTCGGGTCGTCCCTTTTTTATGTACAATATATTGAAAAGATGGTATGTTGGTTCTTCAATAAGGAGAAACTTCATGTACACCATTCAATTTTTCGACGACACCATCTCGCCTAAATTCCCTAACATCCAATCACTTGTCGATTATCTTAACCAACACCCAGATCTCGATTCCTGCATTTTCTATCAAAACGATTATAACCATCGCGACGAACTCGTCGCCGGTTCTCGATCCGATGTCATCCTTAACGGAAAACCTCGTCGGAAATTCGTCAACCAAATGACCAAATACATCGAATCCATCCCCGATCAAATTCACTGGCAAACTAAAAAATAATTCATCTTTTCGAAAAAAAAGATGTACAAATTATGAGATATGTCGTAGAGTGAATAATAACGAATGGAGATTAATTATGAACCAACGTGCTGGTAAGACTCATATGGCTACTCTGAATGATGGCCACAACATTTCTCTTCGCTCTCTGATTGAGTATGTGCGTAATGCTAAGATTGCATTGGAAGACGATGCAAAGGATGATGCAGCATATTACTTCGAGATGTTCGAAGACTTCCTTAAAACTGATGTGGCCAATGGTAAGCCGCTTTCCTTTACTTATAAATCGCTAGGAATGTAAACTATGATTATTGAAGCACCGTGGACCGTAGGTGATATTATCACGCTCAAGATCTTGGGTGGTGATGAGATTGTTGGCCGGTTTATTGACTACGGCGAGTATACGTATACTATCAACAAACCTCATGCTGTCATGATGGGTCAACAAGGGTTTGGTCTTGCACCATACGTCTTGACTGCCGGTCCTGACTTCAAGATCGTTGTCAAGGAAGAGCACATCGTCTGTATCGTCAAGACCTATGATGGTGTTGCTAAGGAATACATCAAGCAAACTAGTGGGATTTTGGTCTGATGGCAAATGGAACTCAAAGCGTAAATGTACAGACAGGTATGGGGTGGATCGGTTGGTTCATCATCCTGTTCTGGAACTTTGGTGGCAATAAGATGGATTTGTATGATGCGTTGTATAACTTCTTGACAACTAGTGGAGCTATGTAATGATTGTTCAGAACGCCGTTATTTGTAATAACTGTGACGACTTCATTGTATCAAAACATGTTCATGATTTTGTAGAATGCAAGTGTGGTGCCATCTTTGTCGATGGCGGTCAAAATTATTTACGGCGCGGTGGTTCTGCAATAACTCGTGGATCATACATCGATATGAGTTGGGAACTTCCTGATGAACTATATCGTACATGTGCCGATGCTGTAGACCAAGCCATCGAAACCAATCGGAATGCATTTGGTATTGCAAATGCTGTGATGCGTAAGTTGCGTGAGTATGATCGTATCATTGCCGACCATGAGCAGCGTATCATGGCACACAATCCTGATCTCGATGAAGTTATGGTTGTAGAGGTTGATGGTACTGTCAATCGTTATAGGAAGGTTGTGTGATGACTTATTCTCTTCGTAGAACTCGTGACGGCGCCGGCGACTCGGGTCCAATGTCCATGGCTCTCTGGCTAGATGAAAAATCTGAGAATGGTATCGGGCGTGAGGATAATGCTGAACCACGTGTTGGCGTTTCTATGCGTGTAGGCAGTATTATTGCTCGTTCTTACTATGCTCAAGATTGGTGGCAAACTACATTTATCACTGAGATCCTTGAAGAACGAACTGATCCAGAAGATCCTAACTTTCTATATGTCCGTTTCAAGACCGGTAACTCTGAATATGAATGGGAGAGGTTTTAATGAACCTTGAACTTGAAGCGTATGAAGGCGAGCTAAAGAAGCTTCGTGAATTTCATAAACTAGTACGCCATACATTGCTAGCAGAGAAGTTCGGAGACATCTACTTTATCTGCGGCGAAGGTGGTGAGAAGGATCAAAACAACCTTCCTGATAAGATCCATATTTGTCCGGCATATGGTTGTGATTGGTTTCAAATTTATGAAAAGACCAAAGAGACTTTTGGTCCTGAATATTAAGGAGAATTATTATGTCTAAGGTTACTATTGAACTCAATTCGGAAATGATCGATACCATTATTACCGATGAACTGTTTCGGTCGCGTTCCAATCTGCTTGAAGACTTTCAAAGT